AGATAGCCGTCGCGCCTGTGCTCGTCGTGTACTACGGCCCGCCCGCAAACGGGACCATGTCGTTGAAAGTGCTCACGAGGTCAGTGCCGATGAGATTCTTCTGGATGTGGGAGGTATGCTCCAGTTTGTCTCCAAGATTACCCGCGATACGGAGCACCCCAACAAGATTCTCCTGGCGAGCAATGTGTATCAGGACATCGCCAACCGGCGCATCCCGGACACTGATACTACTGTGCTGAAGTTCATCCAGAAAAACCTGGATGGTATCGAGGATATTGTTCCTGCTGCCGAGCTCCAGGCTGACGAGACCGAGATGAATCCCTACGGCAAGAACCTCATGGTTCTGTACACGGACGACGCTGACAAGATCGCCTTCGAGGAGCCCATGCCCTTCCTCCAGCACCCGATCCAGGCCAAGAATCTTGCCATCGAGGTCCCGTGCGAGTCCCGCGTGGCTGGACTGATGATCTACTACCCGCTGTCCGCCCTCATCGCTGTAGGCGTATAAGCGGAGCCAAAAGAAAGGACGGTATAGACCATGAAGATTACCAACAAGACCACGAAAATTATTGGCATTGCCGGTGAATCCATTCTGCCCAACGAAAGTGCCGATATCCCCGACAGCGAGGCCAATTCCTCTGTTGTCCAGCACCTCGCTAAAATCGGCAAGGTCGTTATCGGCGACGAGGAGGCTCCGAAGGAGACTGCTGCTAAAGCACCGGCGCCGGCTCCCGGTACTCCGGCTGGAACTGGCAGCGGCAAGGATGACGGTAAGAAGAACGGGAAGCAGCCCACCGAGTAAGGCGGTGGCGTTATGACCGTTCTGGAAGTATTCCGGCTCATGGCGGTCGAGTATTCGTCTGTTGACGATGATACTGTCCAGCAGTGGGCCGAACTCACTGCACCGCTGGTCAGCCGGAAACAGTTCGGGAAGCTGTACGAGCAGGGCGTAGCCCTCCTAACGGCTCACAGAATGAAGGTAGCTGGAGTCAGCGGTGGTCAGACCGGACAGGTGGAAGAAAGCGGTGGACTCCAGATGTCGATAGCCGATACCCTCCGAGTTTCCAGTTACTCTGAGGGCTCGACTTCGATCTCCTTCAGTAATGCAGTATCAACCGGATCAGCAGACTCCGAGCTGACGCTGACGGAGTACGGCGTCCAGTTTATGAAGCTGCGGAGCATGGTCATCATACCAATCCGCTGTTCAGGGGAGGTGCGGTAATGGCGCGGGACAGACTTACACCGGAGGGCAGGCGGTTTTATGCCCAGCTTCAGGAACTTGCCCGGATGGAAGTCCGGGTCGGCTATCAGGTCGGAGAGGCCACGGATGATGACGGAGTTGATATGTGCGACATCGCCGCATGGAACGAGCTGGGGACTGAACACTCCCCGGCTCGTCCGTTTCTCCGCCAGACCGTCGAGAACAACGAGAACAAGATCAATACGTTTTGTTCCAAAGAGGCCAAGAAAATGCTGGAGGGTGGAACTGCCGAGCAATGCCTGGACAAAATCGGCGTATTCATGAAGGGCCTTGTGCAGAAGACCATCCGGGACGGTGACTTTGAACCGAACGCAGCATCCACCATCAGGAAGAAGGGCTCCGATAATCCCTTGATTGACACTGGCCGGATGCGGCAGTCCGTGAACTACCACGTCAAGGAAAGAGGCGGTGGATGATATGGGTATCAGCATCTTCAGACGCAAGTTCGTCATCCGCCGCTTCCAGCCTCAGAAGATTATCCGTGGTCATGCGATATCGGAGTATACAGATATTTTCACCGCACTGAACGTTCAGCCGCTCACGCCTAACGAGCTGAAAGCGCTACCGGAAGGGGAACGGTCAGTCAAGCATCTGAAAGCCTTCGGAGACTTCCAGCTCACCGCAGCGGACCAGATGACCGGGACTCCTGGTGACTGGCTCTGGTACTACGGAAGATGGTACAAGTGCATATCGGCAGCGCCGTGGGGCCACACGCTGTTAGCGCACTGTGAATCAAAGTTTGTTGCGGTAGCTGAGTCGGACCCGTCGCTGAATCTCGAACCGCCTAAAGGCAATAATGCCGGCATAGTTCCTGGTAACGCACCGGTCGTTCCCAATAATGTGCCTACCGTTCCGGCTAACGATGGGAAGGAGGCAAGTTCATGAATACCAGGGAGGCCAGGGAGCTTGTCTATGAGCTCATGGCCCTCTTTTTTTCTGGAGCGGATGTCCTCAACTCCAAGCAATCCCATGCGGTGAAATCAGAATCTCCACTGATTACACTCACCACCATCGCCATCAAGCGTCCACAGAATCCGCCAACGGTGATTATTGGTGGCGTACCTGTCAGCTACCATCCGACGACGCTGATGTTGCAGGCGGACCTGTACACAAAAGGCGCACCGGTTGAAATAGCGCCTGGATATACAGTTCCGATGGAGAACACTGCCCTGAACGATCTGGTGGAGTTCTGCAACTTTGTCAATTCAGAGTATGTCGCCAACTGGAGCCAGGGACACGACGTGGCCTTAGCGGTGAATGGGCAGGTAATGGACACCACCAGCCTCATCAATGGGGCCGGTTATGAGTTCCGGGCCACGGTAGAGCTTACACTTGGCTTCACAGAGCAGGCCGTCGGCTACACCGGCATCCTCGACCCCTACAGCATCAAATACAGGCCGCAGGAGGGCAAACCGAACCCGGACGACCCGGGAGACCGTCCGCCCGACGGAGACGTTTCTGGCGGCGATACGGGACAGACAGAGGCATATATCGAGCCTGAGTTCACACCGTCTGCCAGCGGCGGCGGAAGCGAGGAACTGGCGAAAGAATCAATCGGCTACTTCACGGAAGCCGAAATCACACATAAGGAGGAAAAACTGAATGGGAAACAATCTTGACCGGATTGTCAACGTATCTATCGAAATCGCATCCCCGATTGTCGATAGCACCAGCTTTGACAATCTGCTGATTATCGGGCCGCTGCCTATGGTTGCACCCGCAAAGGCGCCCCCGAAGTTCGGCGCATACCGGTCTGTCGATGAGGTGGCTGATGCTGGCTGGGTGACAAGCGGCAAGAACGCTGATCCGGTTGGTGTAGCGGCGCGGGTAGCGTTCTCGCAGAGTCCGCCGCCTTCCACGATCTACATTGCGCCGCAGCAGCTCACGCCCGCCGCTGTAACTGCTGGCAAGACCATTGAGGCCGTTGGAGCCAGCATCGGGGAGTATCTTGGCAAGAAGGAAAACCTGACCGGATGTACCCTTGTCTACGATGAGGATTCCCGGACCCTGAATACGCGGCTCACCGGCTCGGTAGCAAAGGTGAAGAACACCGGCGTTTTTGAAACGATGTCGGACATCATACGCAGCGGGTACAGCATTACCATAAATGACTCCCCTGTTGCGAATGCGGATGACTTCAGGCTCACAGCCGCTTTTGAGCAACTCGCCGCCCTCAAGAAGAAGGGTGATGCAGCGGAGTTCGTTGTCATGATCCGGGGCGGAAAGGACGATCCCGCTGTCCCCTATGGTATCTCTGTGCAGTACGTTGGCGCTACTGCCGCTGAGGAAGACGCAGAACCCGTTGGCCGCTCCGGAATGATTCTGGCCAATCCGCAGAATGAGATCGAGGAGGCTGTTGTCACCGCGCAGCGGGCGATGGATAACTCTGGCTGGTACATCCTCTGTACTGCTGGCGTCGATTCCAGCGAGTATGAGGACATCGCCGAGTACATCGAAGCGAACAAGAAGATGTTCGCCTATACGGAGCTGGGCTTCTTTGGGGTTGGGAAGGAAGGAGAGAACAAGCCCGCCGTCGGCAACGTCTACTACCGCACCTTCGGCATCTATGGCCGCGAGACAACGGATCAGGCAGACGAGGATATCCCGGAGGCCAACCGGTATATCAACGTGGCCTGGGCGGCGCGGTGCCTGTACTACCACGCCGGTAAGGAAACCTGGGTACACAAGTCGCTGTCCGGCATCTACCCGTCCGCACTCAGCAGCACGGAGATTTCCCAACTGGAGGCGGGCCATATCAGCTTCTTCATCACGACCGCCTCTAAGAATATCACCTATGGCGGCCAAGTGATGGCCGGGGAGTGGATCGACCTCATCCGGTTCCGGGACTGGCTGGAGAACGATATGCAGGTCCGTGTGGCGAACCTGTTCATCACGAACCCGAAGATCCCGTACACCGACAACGGTATAGCCCTGGTGCAGAACCAGATGATTGCCTCCCTGAAGTCCGGCGTCTACTGGGGCGGTATTGCCCCGGACGAGTACAACGAGGACGGCAATCTGATTCCGTCCTTCACCACGCATGTCCCGCTGTCCGTAAGCCTTACAGCCTCTCAGAAGGCATCCCGCAAGCTCACCGACTGTACGTTTACCGCCCGTATCGCCGGCGCGATCCACTTCGTTGAGATCAAGGGAACCTTGGCTTATGAACTATAATACGAGGAGGGCTGATTCATGACCAATCAAACCAACAGAATCATGACGTATGACCCCAAGAAGGTCACGATGTCGTTCGGCAGCCACATTGTAACCGGCTTTGCCGATGATTCCTTCATCACCATCGAGCCCCACGGCGACGGCATCACCATGCAGTACGGCTGTGACGGAGAGATTGCCCGTTCCGCCACACCGGACGATACCTACTCGGTGAAGCTGACGCTGCTCCAGACCTCTGAAAGCAATTCCTTCCTTCAGGAAGCCTACAACAGAGACCGGCATACCTGCGACGGTATGCTGCCGCTACTGATTAAGGACTTGCGGGGCGGAGTGGTATTCAGTGCCGAGTACGCCTGGGTGCTGAACTCGACCAGCAGGACCTTTGGCAAGGAAGCCAACAACAAGGAATGGGAGTTCAACACCGGCAGCGTCACGCCTGCGGAATGATCGGAGGTAGAGCATGAAACAGATGGAGACCAAAACCGTTACTGTAGGTGAGAACACCTTCTACATCACCCCGTTCCCCGCGATGACCGCGGCCAATGTGTTCGGCCAGCTTGTCAAATTTGTCACACCCATTGCCGGCGGCATCGCCTCCCTGGCCGGCGGCGACAAGAAGGACACATCCGTATTCGACATGAACATAGACGCTGTTGCCCCCGCCCTGACGATGGCGGCGGCGTCTTTGTCCGGCGATAAGCTGGAGGAGCTGGTCCGCCAGCTTATGATTACCCATAAGAACATTGTTGTGGATGACCCGTCCACCGGAGAGGCTGTGCGCCTGACAAAGGATATCGTCAATGAGATGTTCTGCGGGGATATCCAGGATATGTTCGCACTGGCAATCGAGGTAGTAAAGGTGAACTACAACGGTTTTTTCAAGAAAACAGCCGCCCGATTTGGTCCGGTCATCGCAGCTCTGACGAAAGCGGCCGATACGATAAATACGGCGACTTCGACTCCGGCCAGTTCGGAGAATTAGAGTTGCGGATGTACTCGCTCATCAAGGCGCGTCTGGCCTCGATGGAAGAGCTGAAGACAGTATACACCCTGGATGAAGCCCTGAAGCTCTATGCCCTGCACTGTATGGAACAGGATATAGAGGCGGGCCGCGCCAGGGACGCGGCAAACGACAGGAGGAGGTGATGGCGTACCGATGACGATTCGTGATATCCTGATTACGCTCGGTTTTAATATCGACGAGGCTTCTCAGCAGGAAGCGGAGCAGGGCATCAACAGCCTGAAGAATATGGCTGCGAAAGCTCTGGGGGCCATCGGTATTGGTCTGTCAATCGTCGGCATCTCCTCCGCCATCAATGATTGTGTTGAACTGTCCTCGGAAGTTGAGGAAATGCAGAACAAGTTTGACGTCGTTTTCCAGGGAATGACCGATGAGGTGGAGGATTGGGC